TATCAACATCAGGAGAAATAGAAGCTCCTGTGCCAGTTTGAGAAATAATTGTTATTTCTGTTGTGGTTTGGTGGTAACCAGAACCGCCGTCTAATACAACAACATTATCAATACCGCCGTTGTTATAATATCTGGATGACATAGAAGTCGAAACAGGTAAAAACAACGGCGTCATAAATTTACGCTGGAAAATGATAGGTATAGCGTACATAAATTTCCAGATATAACCATCAATTTCTTGAAATGGCGCAGTATCTGTATTAGATGGCTGGACGGTTGATGGTCTACCATTGTTATTGTTTATGCATTTATAAACACGATTCGATGAATTTACAACATAAAACTTAGCAGTTTCAAGTGAATTTGCTCCAGAACTAGCCAAGTTTGTTGTCGAATATGAATCGTCGTAATCATCATAAACTGTACCGCTAACCCAACTGATTCTAGGTATAACGTAAGAAATATCGTTTACAGCAACTTGTTTAACAAAAACAACATCACGTTTTGTTTGCTGCTCATAGACGAAAGTTTTTGTAGGGTTTTCTGGTTCATCCGTCACACTATAAGGTAAACTTTTTCCCAAATAATAATAAAATTTTACAGTGTTACTTTTAATATCACGATAAGTTGATTCAGCTAATGCTATGTGAAACCCTTGGCTAAGTACGGAACTCATAATAATCCTAAGAAATTGTGATTACCCATGTGATTGTGATTGTATCGCCAGCTTCTTTTGTGATAACAGGGAATACAGTTCTAGCTAACATATTAGTGGTAACGCCGGTAGCATGATTAAATAAACCAGCTTCAGTAATAGCGCCCGTATTTTCGCCTGCTCCAAAGGTTGCAACATACGTTACTGTGTTCAAATATGCAGTTGTTGATGTTAAGGCTTTACGAGTTGAAATTTGTGTACCTAAAGCAATGTCGCTTACTGCTGCAGCGGTATTACCTGCGCCCACGCCCATATAACTCATTGCACCAGTGCCACCAGATAACAATGTTGCGATAATATTTTTACCTGTTGTAACAACTAGGTTAGATACAACTTTGTCAGTCACTTCGTTTTTGCTATTAGTTTTTACAATAGAAACAACGCCGGTAACTGCTGACTGTGAATTTAAAATCATTTTTATTCCTTAAAATGTTGTGGTTGTTGTGCCTTCAGCATAATCTACTGAGTAAACTTCTAAAAAGTAAGTAATTGCTGGTGTGTTTAAAGATATAGACCCTACATCTGATGATGATACAAAATCAGCAACAGGTTTATTAAACAGGTTTGTTCTTATATCAGAAAGGTTAAGTGTTTCTGATAAATTTTTACCTAAAATTTTATATGATGATTCAGTATGAGCAACATTTTCTGAAAAGTTTTTGTTGACCAATTTATAATAATTGTCTGGTGCACTAATGGTATCTGTTGATAATGCTTTCCCAAATAATTTAGCATACACATCACTTTTATTCACAACATCATTAAACGGTTTCTCTATAAGCGTAAAGCGTTCATCAGTGAATAATAAAATTTCTTTGAATAATTTTTTGAAGAAATATCCAACTTGTTCAATAGAAACTGACGCATCAATATTATTATTTAACGTGTATTCACCAAACATTAAATAGCCGGCTGGATTCACCACGTTTTTGATAATATTTTTATAGAGTCTAATATCCTCTGCAACTTTAATGGCGTATGAATATATCTGATAATAATGGTTGTCTTGTAAGACAAACGCGTCAGATACAAACCCGTTGCTGGTTATGTACGTCCCAGGATATTTACGGATAACACCCATTTGAACCTGAACAATAGCCGTATTTTCGTCAGGAATATAATATCCTGGAGTTACGCTATAGTCTGAATGAAAAGTTTTTAAAATTGTACCACTATAATCAGGAGCAACATAATCTATAAAATAATTTTGATATGTAATAATACCATCTTCAATAAAGCCGCCGGTGTAATCATACAAATTAGATGGGTTGAATGTTTCAGATTTATTAAACCCAGACACCAAATTGAAGTAAGAGTCATCAATGTAGCCAGACCCAAATGAAACTAATTGGATTGATTCTATTCCGCCATTTGGAGTTATCTTAACAATTTTACATTTAGCGCCGTTTCCGTTTACTTCATTTAAATCAAACAATTGGCCAAGTTTGAATTTAGAACCTTTCTTTTCAATTCTTATGTTTGCTATAGTTGGTTGAATAACACACCAAATATCTTCAAACAAAATAGAGTTATAACTTTCTAAATCGTCGTGGAAAAATCCTTCAATGAATATTTCATACTGCCCGTTGTTAACCGCCCTAACTCTGCTAACATAAACTTCAATTGTTTTTAATGCAGTTTTAATGTTAACATATTTACCGGTTAGTGAATAAACGTCTGCAACTGAACTTTTGTATTGTATAGAAGAAACAGTATCTATGTATGCTTGATCTACTAAAGTCAAAGCAGTATCAGATTGAATTGATTGTACTGTACCAATAATAACATTTGTATCGGTTCTATGCAGCATAGAACCTATTTGCACTTGAGTAAACTGTGTGTTATAGCCGGTTACAATTCTGCTAGTTTTTGATGTTGATATAGACCCACTTTGATATGTGTATGTTTTATCGTTGAGCCATGAAGACGAAATACCTTTATCGTTAGAATTTACTGTTACAAGCACAGATACTTCTTGTTTCCATCTACCATCAGATGCTTTTAAAATAAAATCTTTAGGGTAAAAAACTTCAATTTCTTTTCCAAACAAATGTCTAAAAAGAATTCTTAATGATTCTTCTGAACCTTTAGCTGAATAAAATTCTTTGATGTGGCTAAGCAATAGCCTATCATCTGTTGCATTTATAGCAGGGATATCTGAAATACCAAGTTCAGATTTAATATGCTCTACAAATGTATCCAAAGTATCATCTAAAGATTTTAAGCTACCAAACGCCCTAAAATCTGTTTGTTCAATATACGAATAATACAGTTCTAAAAATTTTATGAAATTACCATATTTTGGTATGGTAAATTCAGGAAACTGAGACGATATTATCGAGGATAGTTTAGTTTTATCCATAATTATCTGCTCTTAGTGAATACATAGCTGGAACCACCAAACGCAGTTGAATCAACAACAGCATCAATAGTGATGTTATTTGTATCTAGTTGTACTATGTTATGTTGTCTTGATATAACATCATTAGAAGCCGGCTTAATTAAAAATTCAAATTTGCCATCAACTAATCTTGAGATTGACACTTCGGTTAGGCTAATTGTCCCGCCGGAATAATTAACAGTTCCAAATGTTCCTGCAGAATAAATTTTGTTAAATTCAGAATCTAAGGCGTATTTTTTAAGGTTACCAAGTCCATCATCTTCCATATAAAATACAGTTGTTGTATCACCTGTTATATAGAACCCTGTTGTAGTTACCGCGTCTTCAGGTACACCAGCGCCATAAATTGGATTATGTAAGTCAATCGTATATGGTGTTTTCGTGTTGAAGTAAACGTTAACCGGTCTACGAATCAAAACATTGGTGATATTTGAAAGTATGGCTGGATCAACAGAATCAATCAATTTTAAGAATTTTGAATATCTAAATACAGAATCGAATTTCTTTAGGTTATTATCGTTATAATCTCTGACGACAGTATCAATAGCAGATATCAAATCATTTTTGGTTCTGCTTGTAGCCGCTTTATCATAATGAGCAACAATATTAACCTGTAAATTGATATAATTTGGATCAACAAACTCTGGAGTCACACCAATAACGTTTCTATTTTTAAGTAAATCAATCTGTATTAATTCTTTTTCAGCAGTAGATAATTTGCTGGAATATTTTGGTTTAATGCACATAAACACTTTACCGTAAACCGGCGGAATATTATCTTCACCACCCCAGACATTAATCGTATCAATGTTAGTGTAGTTAGCCTTTATAACAGAAAGATAATCGTTAGCCGTAACAGCTCTGTTGTGTGAGTTCAATAACTTTGGTGCGTTAAATCTAATTTCAGAAGCAGTTTCAGGTTCATCTCCTCCAGAAGAAGGCAATACCGTAATAACAAAAGAAGAACCACCTAATTCAACAATGCTTCTGGTTAACACAAACTGGCGAATATCGTTAGCATCTGCTCTGTTAGTGATAAAATATTCAATTGTTACAATGTTACCATTAGTAAGCGCCTTTCCAATTTTATCATTTCCAAACGTCACTTCAAAATTATTGTCGTAAATTTCTTTAAGGAAAAATACAGTATCTGTTCCCTTTACATCAATGATATCAGTTGCTAGTGTATATGATGTAATTGTGGTAGATGATGTGGATTCTTTTACAATTACCTTTACTGTATCAATGTCGACATTTTTGTTTGAAATGATATATTTGGTTGTATCAGAAACGGTGTATGTTTCATAATTTGGAATTCCTTCTTTAATCTCAATAGCATTTGCTCTATATATGCCGTTTGTTGGCACTAATGGAATATCTTCTGTGTTATAAAAAAAGTAAGATTTTCCATTAGCAGTGCATGAAAACGGAGAATATTTTGGCAAAGTAGCAGAAGGCGGCGTAAGTGTAGGATTAGATATAATCAAATCGACAGTTGCAGTTGCGCATTTTGCCGAGCGCGGTAAGTAACCTAGCATAGTTGCCAAAGAAACAACACTTTCCCTTTTAGATGCTGTATCTAAAAAAGATTCGTTAAGCGCCATATTGGTATACAGCGAATTGTAATGCGTATTG